AAATCTTTAATGAACTTACCCTTTTTATCTCTACCCTTTATTCCTCTTACTTTAATCCAATCAAGTAAGTTCTTAATTGGTACATTTTTCTTATTCTTCCTTCTACCTAAATTGACATTTTGAAAGTAATCTAAATAGGTAATCTTTAATCCACCTTGTCCTTGGTTATTCCAAGGTATCAATTCGGCTTTTAATGACTTTAATAAATTACCAGTAGCGACCTTATCCCCCATACCTTTAACACTTGGATTACCATAGGGGTATATTTTACTATCCATCTTTTCTTGGATAGCCTCTATGAATAATTCACCAATTGCCAGTAAAGCGTCATCTGCTAATTCGTACATCTATCCTTGTGTTGTTCCTGATGGACTATAATAACCAGTCCATTCTATTATTGGTAATTCTTTTACCCATAGATAATCTACAAATGTGGTGTCATCCATTTCTTGTGTAGATATTACCCAATTGGCGTTTGTATCTTGTATGGGGTTGTAATAACTATTATCAGTATATTCTTTACCTTCAACTGCTTCTTTTTCTATTAAGGTTAATAAACCTACTTGTTGTCCTATTGTTTTCATTTTAATATGTGTTTCTTCCTAATGAAGTTTGATATGCGTTTATGATACTTGATAAATTAACGATATCTGTATTTGTTAATCCTTTACCCATGAATGAGAATGCGTATCGGTTTGAACTATAATATGCAACAGGAATATTACTTTTTTGTGCTCCAATTACTAATGTTCTATTTGCGTATGTTGATGGTCTATTACCAGTCTGTGTGGCAATATTACTTCCGTTTCTATAAAGTGTTCTGTCTGTAGCACTTCTATAAGAACCAATAGTCATACCTGAAGCTGATGCTTGTGATGTTGTTGAGACACGACCGTAAGTTGATGGGTTATAATTTCCTGTATCGTATAAAGTATTATTACCAGTTCCTGTTGTTCTTTTTGCAGCAATATTCCACATATCACTTAATGCAGGGTCACTTGTTGCCACACCCATATCATAAATCCTATCTCCAACTGTACCTTGAAGATTTACATAAACACCTAATGATGATGTTCCATTAGTTCCAATAACTGTGGATGGGTTGAAGTTCGTTTCAGCGTATCCATTTGTACCATTTCCTTGCATACCAAACGAAGTATGTGTCCACCCTCCGTTGAATGTTAAGTCATATAAAGGAGTTGAGCTTCTAGCGTTAATTGTATGTGATGCAGCAACCCCTCCTAAAGTTGGATACATAGCGTATAACTTATCCCATAATCCATTAGATACTATTGATGTAAATAATGTTATTGTAGCCGCTGATGCTGTTGCACTTACAGTTCCACCTGATTGAACAACTCTATTCAAGTAGATTAATGCTTCAGTTGTTCCACTTGCAGGACGAGATGGTGTTGGTGTTTGTGTTGTTGTATTAGTAGGGGTTTGAGTATTTGTCGGTGTATTAGTAGGTGTTTCAGTATTAGTTGGTGTTTGTGTATTAGTAGGAGTATTAGTAGGTGTTTCTGTATTAGTTGGTGTTGGAGTATTAGTTGGAGTTTCTGTGTTTGTAGGAGTAGGAGTATTGGTAGGCGTTTCTGTATTAGTTGGAGTTGGCGTATTAGTTGCTGTTGCTGTCAATGTTGTAGTTGTAGTTGGGGTCTGAGTTGGAGTTTCTGTGTTAGTAGGTGTTTGAGTATTTGTAGGAGTTGGAGTACTTGTTTCAGTTGCCGTTAAAGTTGTAGTTGTAGTAGGCGTTTGTGTATTAGTAGGTGTTTGAGTGTTAGTAGGAGTTTGTGTATTTGTTGCAGTTGCAGTTAATGTTGTAGTTGTTGTCGGTGTTTGAGTGTTAGTAGGAGTTTGTGTATTAGTAGGTGTTTGTGTATTTGTTGGTGTTGCAGTGTTAGTAGGTGTTGATGTTAATGTTGTAGTTGTAGTAGGGGTTGGCGTAGGAGTACTTGTCTCCGTATTAGTTGGAGTTTGTGTGTTAGTTGGAGTTTGAGTATTTGTTGGTGTATTAGTAGGCGTTTGTGATGGCGGTACTGGTGTTTGTGTTTGTGTTGGTGTAACAGTAGGAGTTGGCGTAGTGAATGGAAAGAATGCTGCATCACATCTGTCTAATGGAGTCATTACTTTAATACTTAACTCTGCTGTCCATCCCCCTAATAAATCATCGTATTGTTCCAAGAATGGAACACATACAATAGGGTTATCCAAATAATATTCGTTATTAAAATTACCTAACGCTTCTGTTACAGATAATCTAAACTGGCTAATGATGTCATCTAATATTTGGTTGGTATCAGATAAGACATCTGTTTGGTTTGATAGGTCTCTCTCAATAATATCAGATACTATGATAGTAAACTTATACTCCATAAATCCAAAGTTCTGTTCAACCTCACCAGGAACTACATATAAGTTTGGATAGTATGGGGATTGGAAGTGTGTATTAGGTTCTTTATCTCTTGACAAGTTGTCATAAATAAAGTCATCCATTGCACCAAATCCATACGAATTTAATTGTTTGTGATAGTCAGCTAATAACCTAAAATCATCATAGAATGTCTTTAAGTTAATTCCTTCCAAGTGTTGTACTGGACTACCAGTAAATGTGAAGTATGCTGCAGCACATCTATCCAATGGGGTCATTGTCTTAATTCTAATAAGACCATTCCATCCTGCTAATAGGTCATCTAATTTTTCCAAGAATGGAACACATACAACTGAGTCATCAACCCAATATTTGTCGTAGTAATCCCCGAATGTTTCGGTGACTGACCTTCTAAATTGTGCTATTACATCTTGTAATATTTGTAGTGTATCTGAAGCGACATCTGCTTGATTAAATAAGTTCCTTTCTAATTGGTCTGCAACTATGGTGTTAAACTCCCATACTTTGTATTGTAGACCATTTGTTATGTTAGATGGAACAACATATAGCAAGGGGTAATATGGAGCTTGGAAATGAGTATTATCTTCTTCATCTCTCTGTTGAGTCCAATAGGATAACTGGTTAGAATTACCTAATCCAAACGACTTAAGTTGTTTGTGTAGATTAGCTAATCTTGAATAATCATCTGCTATGGTCTTGAAGTTGATACCCTTTACTGGTAATGCACTTGCTGATACACTTGGTGTTAAATTAGGTGTTCCTGTTTGAGTTGATGTATTTGTGTTAGTTGGAGTATTTGTTGGAGTGGTTGTGTTAGTTGGAGTATTTGTTGGAGTATTTGTTGGAGTGGTTGTGTTAGTTGGAGTATTTGTTGGAGTGGTTGTGTTAGTTGGAGTAACTGTTGGACAAATAACTGGATAAGATAAATAATAAGAAATATAATATCCAGGACTTTTGAGACCAGTTGTTGGATAATATATTGTTCCATCAAATAAACTTGGATAAGTAATGGCAAGAGCTTCAACTGGAGTTCCACCATTAAAATAATAATTTCCTGTAGATTTAAGTGATAACCAATCACTTGTAAAAAAATAATCTCCTCTTTTAACAAGTAAATAATAAGTTGAACCACTTACCAAACCATAAGTTGCGTAGTTATTACCATCTGGTGCAGTTCCTATGAATACTTGTTGAGCCGAATCTGACCATGCAGCAGTAAATGTACCACCAGAATAAGTTGTCAATCTTTGATATGTTCCATTTATTACTGTATTTGTATTAGTAACTTCACTAATTATCAATTCTTGCGGACATAATGGATATGGAGTAACTGTTTGAGTAATCGTTGGAGTTGGACTCGTCATCTATATTACTTGGTTAGTAGGCTTTTTATTTTGTTCTTTGTTGTAGTCCATAAGGTAAGACAAATGATTAAGACAAGAAGTAAGGGGGAGAGTAGTAACCCTATCAATTTCCCAAACCCTGTTTTCGGCCAAGGTACTAATCGCTTGATACCACCCCCAAAACTCATTAAAGCTACTTGGAGCCTCATCATCTGATATTTCAGGGGCTGGGTTGAATAGAAGTTCATAAGTTGATACGATACCCTGCCTAAATTTGTCAAAAAAAAAACACTTCCTTCCATAGTGGATATGGGTAATTGTTTCATTGCTTCTATTCGTTGTTGGAAATCAGATTGTCCGTATTCAATTCCTTCTTCACAATATAAATAGGCAGCTAGTTCATTCAGGTTTGATATTCTGTAGTTTTCATCTTTTTTTAAGAATGTATCTATATCTACGAATTGACCGAATGATATCTTATTGACATCCACGAACTTATAGGTAACGCCATTCAATTCTATTTTACTTTTAAGTTCCTTTGAACTCTTATTGAATACGGAGAATAGTCCAATACCAACTTTGTTGATTACCATTGCGTCCTCGTTCATTACATCTTCCTGTGATATGTTTAATACCTTTGATATCATTCTTACAAATAACTCTTGTTCGGTTAGCATATTCTTCAATGACATAATCTCCGACCATTCTTCAATGGTGGGTTCTTCAATCTCGTATTTTTTCTTTTTGTATTCTATGTAGTTCATACTATATCTATAAATATATTTTTATTGTCGGTCTCACTAATACACGTAAACCCCCGTGTTTCTCATTACCTTCATCTGTAATACATAACGGATGGCATCTATTAGGTGGTTATTCTTATCTTCTGGTTCATCTACGTTATTACCATTCTTATCTGACTTCCATACGTAGGAGTTTAATTCATCTATTAGATTGTGTGAGTCCTTGTGTATGTAAAAGTTTGACCTTTTGATTTGGTCTATACCTGATAGTATCGTATCCTTCTTTACTGGCTTCGCGTTTATACCCGCCCTTGATAGTTCGGATATGGATTGAGGGTTTGCACTATCACATATAAAATCGTCTGTTAGATTCAATCCTAAGTCCTTTATCTTGTATATTAGGTCGGGGACTGTTGTATTCTTTATGTAAAGTAATTCTTTACAATAGATTGATTCTCCGTCCTTATAAACTGATACGAGTGTCGTAGGGTCGTTATATCCGAAATCTATCCCGTAGGCTAAGAACTTTGCTGATGGTGGTAGTTCGTTGTAGTATTGTTGGTGGTTGAATACTACTCTTGTTGGAATACCTTTTTGTCCTTCCCCGAATACCCTCCATAGGTTTTGGTCTTTTGTCTTTAGTTTTTCTATTTCGTCTATCAAGGATTGTTCCAAGAATGGATTGTCCTTGTAGGTTACTATGGTATAGAATACGTTTGGTTCTCCTTCTAAGTCGTATATCCACGACTTCCATAGTGAGGGGTTGAGGTCTAATATAATTCTATCTGATGTACGTAATATAAGTTGTATGTATTCATCGTAGGATACTTCTGTTGCTTCGTTTAAGAATAGGTAATCCCTCTTACGTCCTCGTAGTTTGGTCTCGTCATCCACCGAGAACCATTCTATTATATTAGTCCCCAATTGATAGTATCCATCTACGGAGTGCCATTTATCAGGGTCGTATAGGTTGAAGTCAATTAGTATATTCTTCAAATCTCGGAGCACACTTCCCTTTAGGGCAGGTAATGTCTTACGAACGATTGATAGGACCTTGTTGTCCTCTTGTAGTAATCTATAGACCCAGTAGATAAGGATGTTGTAGGTTTTGGATGCACGGGATGACCCCTGAAATACACATACCCGTTCATCGTTGTCTATGAGGTCTTGGAATACTTTTGTTGTCTGTATTTTTATTGACATAGTTATTCTTTAGTGAATTCAGTCATATATGAATAATCTGTTGAGTATTGGCTACTTGACTCAACGTTGTATATGTTCATATCTATTTTATAACCAGGGTTTTTATCTATCCGTTCATACGTCCACGCTTTGTCCATCCATATAATTCTATTATTAGGGTAAATAAAATAATTACCATTATCCATTTTAAATACATGTCCGCATTTATGTTCGGGGGTTTCAGAGAAATTGGTGTCAATCATGTTTCTATCTTGATGTGACCAGTCAAGGGTGAATAGGTATGCCCCCTGTCTTTTTACTCCTGTGATAGATATAAGGTCAGCTCTTAATCCACTTAATCGTTCCCTTACTTTTACATCAATATAAGATGAGAAACAATCCCAATAGATATGTTCTGTTAGGGGTAGTTGTACAGCATTCTTCCTCCATGCAAATGCGTGTATTGGTCTTCTTGTCCAATTAACTCCGTTTTCCAAGAATGCTTCAAATAGGGGTGTTCGTTTTTCCATAGATGCAACACTATGTACATCTGCGGCTGTGTATTCGTTATGTCCTTTTTCGTGATTAAATAAAAACTCATTCCTAATAAAACAAGTTATGGTTGGTATGTTTGCGTTTAGATACGCCATATTATTTATTTACGTTCAAATGTTTTATTGCTTCCCTCATTGAGTTAATGGCTGTTTCTGATTCCAAGTTTTCTTCATTACCCATAATCTTCATTAGTTCATCACGAAACAACTCTGCTTGTTTCATCTTTTCTTTTTTTAGTC